ACAGTTAGCACAGCCTTGTACTTCTTAGCAAGGAGTATCATTTGGTGCCCTATGATACAACGTGCAACAGCTTGGCACACGTTCTCGACAACTTTACCACCGTATATTCTGTTCGGTCCTTTGCGGGTTCGGTAGGTGTACTCATAGCCACGTTCGGATTTCTCTGCGGCTAGGCCATGATAGAACATGGGTAGACCAGAAGGTAACATGATGGCGTTCTTGCGTGCATCTACTTGCAAGACACCTGACTTGCCAAACTGTATGCTATCGCCACGGGCCATGTACTGCACCATGTTGTTGGCGTCACGCCATAACTGACTAATAGCTCCGTTGGTACTGCGGTAGATGTCAATGATACGTCGCGCTTCTTCAAGCTCTATGTATACACCCATACCTTGCAACTGTAGTTGGAACTTGACCGCACCCATACCGTAGCCAGCACCGAGAATTGTAGTCTTACCCACGAACCTTTGGTCCTTGCTCACCCCATCTACTGGCACGTTATATATACTGGACGCCATGTGCTTATACACATCGTCACCCTTGGCGAAGGCGCTAGTCAGATCATCTTGCCCTGCCAGCCATGCCAACACACGCGCTTCGATCTGCGAACTGTCACAGTCGATCAGAGAATACCCTTCGGGAGCCACAATGCTACTCTTTAGTTTCTTACCGTTCGGCCCACGGCTAGGTAGGTTTTGCAGGTTGATCTTATCGTCCCCGCCCCACCGTCCAGTGTGTGCTGCATAATATCTTACAGGTACGGGTAGAAGGCCACGCGCAGAGATGTCTATGAACCTTTGCGTCCGCGTTTCTTCCAAGGTACTTTTACTGCCAAGGCGTGCAGCTACTAGAGATTGTACCTTCTCGTTCTCATGGTCGAGTAATGCTTTGAACCCTTCGTCTGACTTGGCAAACGCGAACGTCTCCTTGTCTGTCGTCGGGCTAATCTTCATAGGTGGCTCAACACCAAACCCCTTTAGCAACTCAGCGAACTTGGGGTTAGACATAAGCTCTTTCTTGTCCGTCACACCTGCATCTACTAACAGCTTACTCTTACGCTCTTTGATGTCGTCGAGGTGTGAGGTTAACAGGGCGTCGTCCAACTCTAACGTAGGCTCAGTGTACATACGCAGGGTGAGGTCGATCAACTGTAGCTCCGACTTAGGGAACTTACGTGCCATAATACTAAACAACTTATAGGTTAGGATCACGTCATTGATACAGTAGTCCCCGTACGCACCTAGTTCTTCGGGTCCAAAATCTCCACGCCGCTTTCCAAGTGCGTCCAAGACTTCTGTCCCCTTAACGCCGATATCGTACCTTTCAGATAACGCCCCGAGATTTGCGCGAGCTTCAGTCCCATGAAGGGCACGGGCAATACACAAAGTATCGGTATACATGCGAGGACGAATATCAAAACGCCAATTAAGAATGGCACCATCAAACATAGTATTATGACAAAGTAACATAGCTTTGCCCCAGTCGAAGGTCTTGAGGTACTTTTTAATCTGTTCATGCGTGCCACTAGCCCACTCCGTTTCTCCGTTGTTTACTCTTACAGCCACGCCGATCACCTCAAAACGAGGATCACGGACGTAGGCTTCTGTTGTCATCTTACGCAGAGAATAATCTTTGTCGTAAAATGTTTCAAAGTCTAAGGTTATAAGGTCCATCAGGTTTTTCTGTTCCAAGTTGGTATGCCATTGTGACCAGCTAACTCACCACCACATGCCATGTAACCTGCAGCGTCGATCCAGTTGTCAGCATTTGTAGTGTTTGAATGGATACGCGCTACCTTCAGCAAGGTCATCATAACAGCAACATCAGTGTCCTTGATGTAACTTATTAACCCAAGGTGTGTGTTCCAATAGGCGGCAATGCGCTGAAAGTTATCTTCCATGTCACCATGGTCAGCCGCTCGGTCCTTAGTCACATACTCTTTGGCTGTGTCTAAGATACTACCACGTGAGTGTGAACGTGGCCCCGGGGAGCTGGCGGCTTCCGCTTCAAACACTTCTTTCGGAGTGCTGATCTTTTGGAACAGTTTGTACACGTACCCGTAGGATGTTTTGGTGGCCTTCGCAACTTCGCTTGCCGAGGCTAGTGGGTGGTCAACTTTGTAAGACCATACGGCTACTTGCTTCTTGCCGCGCTTTATTTTCTTAACCATGTCGTTCTCCTTGTTTAGGTTTTAAATCGTTTCTTAGTCCGTTGCGCTACGTACTGGAAAAGCCCAGCACCTAACTTCTTTTGCACGAGGTTTACCAATCTCGCTTCTGCTGCTGTAAGGGCGTCCTTCTTAAACAACCCCCCTGCGTACTGACCAATGTGATAGTTTATAGTGTCACCTTGCTTGGTCGTTCTTAGGGCATCGCTAAACGCATCTTTGTTAGCCACACCTATAAGGTCTATTTTATTCATATGTTTAATCCCGCTGCTCGTAGGCTCCTCACGAACCTATCTAATTCCTCACGTGCAACCCATAAGTCTTTTTGTACGTTGGGCCGCGCATCTCTACGATGTTCTTCATCTTGTAGAGTATCCACCTGTTGTCTCAGGTATTTCAGTTCGCTCTGTTGAAACGGGTTTAATTCCCCACCTTCCATTGTACTCCTCCTCAGTTGTTAGGTGCCCCACGCTAGCACGCAGGGGCTAACCGTCTCGTGGTTTCTCCGGTATGGTCACAATGTTTTTACGCTATATCTAGCGTACTGGAGACTTCGCCCATACTGTTGCGGATATTTTCTACTATGAATTGGCCTCTCACAACTTAGCCAGTTGAATTAATAATGTGTTGGAAAGTTACGATGGTTCGCTTCGTCTTCTAATATTTCTGAAACGTCGTGCATGTTGTCTTCGTTTACTATCAGGTCTAAACCATCTGCGGCCTTGATCTCCGCGAGGTTCTTCTCTTGCAGAGGTGTGGCTGTGTTCTTACCTGCCTTGCACTCGAACCCAAAGAAGAACCCTTTGTAACACCCTACTATGTCAGGCACACCGCTCTTGCCGTAGCCGCCAGTGGCAGGGTAAAAATAATACGCACCTAATTCTTTCAGTTGTTTAGTGACAACCTTCTTAACTTTTGCTTCGGGGGTCATAGTAATCTCCATCGATACCAGTTGTGGGGGTGGCGCTAACCACCCCGTTGAGTTTCGGGCACCTGCCCGAATTTAAGGGTACACCCAATATAGATAAGGACTTAGCTTACTGCCCACACCTTCCACATCACTTAGTGGTGGTGGGACATCCAGCATAGACAATACAGCCAGCTTAGATTGTATCCATAGAGGTAGCTCGTCCACAGAAGCATAAGTACCGTCAACACTTCTGTCAAGCGGGTACATACCAAAGCATTCCACGGAGACAGTTTTAGTCTCGTTTGATAGGATTACTCGGTATGTGCTATCGTCTGACGTACTCACGTGGTAACATCTTCTACATAGAGGTAGAACATATTGTCGCTTACCTTGAAGCCCACGTCCTCTACGAACTCATCGTCTTGACACATAGCCATGACCGCGATCTTACCCATAAGTTCTTCGGGTAGTTCTTTGGCAAGCCACGTCCGGTTGTGGTCTGTGTCTATCTCACGCCTGTAATGTGTTATGTCTTTTATCCGCACAGTGTCCACACGTTGTTCGCCGTAGCTCGTTGTGTACACGCGCACGAAGTCCATAGGCACAACAGCGTCGTTTTTGAAACGGGAGCTTATCTTCTTCTTGTTGAGCATGTCTTGGATGTTTGCGCCCAACTCAGGGCTTGTAAAGGTATGCCCACTCAGCACCATGTAACCTAGCTCCTGTAAGAGTGGACCAGTTTTGTTAGTGTACTTACTTGACTCTATACCAAGAACGTCTAAAGCAACTTGGTATTCACGTTGTGCTGCTTTGCGTACCTCATCAACATCTCTTCTCACGGGTACACTCAGGGCTTGCGCAGTCTCGGATGTAGAGTAGTTAATTAAGTACGCCTTGGCATGTTTCAGGGCCACATCCATCTTCAGGGCCACACGCATGAAGTGTTGATCGTTCATGTCGTTGTACTTCATGTTGCGTATACCTCGTGCATACACGGCGTACTTGTTATCCTTTGCGGTTCGGCTGGTCTGGAAGTCACCGTAGCCTACCCACCCCATCGCCATGTCTTCGCCTTCCATGTAGACCCACGCAGTGTTCGCGGTTCTCATAACTGTTTTAACTCCACGCATAGATTTCTCAATCGCAGCGCGGAAGTCGTTTAGTTCATATATAATTCGCGTTCCGCTTAGGTGCGTATTATTATATTCCGCTGCTATAAGTGCAGGTACTCTTTTGTGATCGTATCCCATAGTAGTCTCCATTTGTATTCGGGCAGGTGCCCGAAAGTTGTTGTTGCTAACGTCGTTAGCGTGATTTATAAAAGTCGAGTGAGGCGGTAAAACGTAACCACAATCGCTTAGGGGCAGTTGTTTTTGGTCACGTCTTCTGGATTGATTCGCTACCAAATGCGCTAACATTAACTATCGAATAACCCCGTCTCACACGATACCCTCATAACTTCTTAGGTCTAGTCTCGGGTCGTAGGCTAGTTTGTATAGCCGTTGGATGATCGTACGAATAGAAGATATGTTGTCCTACTCGTGCAACCCTGTAAAGTGCCTTGCGCCATACCGGTTTGACTTGCGTCGTATGAAAGTGATCTGCGGTTGTGTATGGCAGTATGCTAGGGTCTTTTAGTATCTCAGCCGCCAGAGCTTGTGACATAGCCCATGCCACCTTATCTCTAGGCTTTGGCGCTTTCCCCTTTCGGACGAACGAGAACTGTCGGTGCTGCTTGATAACAGTACACATGTCGGACGGCCACCTATCTGACTCCATCCGATTTACTATTACTTTGGCAACCATAAGCTGCCCATGAAGCGGTTCACCTCGCGCCTCATGGTATATGGCTAGGGCCAAACACATTCCTGCTAACATTCGTCTTCAGCCTTCTCGTCCAAAGACTGTTTCAGTGCCTCACCCTTGAGTGGGTAACGACCCATGACGTTGTAGAATACTTCGTCGAGCATTTTCTCATCCTCGAGTTTCTCCTGCGCATCCATGAATAAGTTCTTAACTTTACCCAACGGTATCTCCTTCCATTTTGCCATCTTACATCTCCCTTGATTTGATATGTACAGTTGTACCCACGTCGGGCTTCTTGCTGTCGTTGTCCAAGATGCACCACAACACAGGCGTATTCCACGTGCCCCATCCGCGATACAAGTCACCATCTGTTAGGACGATACACGCTTGCGGCTTGATGCCCTGCTCCTGCATGTACTCTGTTACACACTCAACACACGTGCCACCGCCACCTGCTGGCTTGGTTGACTTCACTAGATCATCTAGCTCGTGCATGTCATACGCTTCGTCGCGACAGACCTTAGTGTCCCAGTACAACACGCGCACCTTGTTAGGTTTTACCGTGTCACACACAGACTTGACCTCGGTCAAGAACGCAGACAGTGCAACGCTACCGATAGAACCAGACGTGTCAATCGCCACCACCAACTCATCGACCTGCTCACTGATACCAGATGGCATGTAGATATTCGCACCTATGTACCGTCTGTTAGGACGTTTCCACGTAGAGTAGTCAGACCCTGCGCACGTAGTATGTATAAACTCGCGCAGTGTTTCACGCCAATCTATCTGCGGTTGCATGAGTTCTTCAAGGTTGCGATCACCACCGCTACCCATCTTACCCGCGATCAATACACCTTGGCGCACAGCCTCGTCGATATCACGTGCTAGGTCGCGTATCTCCTCGGCGTCCATCTCGGTTGCACCTTCCCAGTCGTGACTGTCGAACCCTTGTGGCTCATCAGTTCCGCCGCCACCTCCGTCCTCATCCTGTGACTCGTTATCACGTAGGTCGTTGAAGACTTGCGCAGTGTCCCAGCCACGATACTTCTCATCATAGCAACCACCTTCGGGTAACTTGATCCACCCATCTGCACCGTATTCGTCCATGATCTTGATGTTGATAACGTAGTCCATAGCCCTGTTAGCAAGGTCATGGTCTATCGCGTTTAGGTGTTGCCACGTTGTCAGGTGACGATAGAGCTTGTGATAGTTCTCGTGCAACACAAGGCCGCGAAGCTCTGCGTCAGTAAGACCATCCACAAACTCTGCGCCGTACCACTCGTCACGCCCGTTGGTACAGGCTGTTGGCACTTTGGCATTGTCATGCTCAACGACACGATCACCGATCATTAGCACACCTGCCAACGCAGGAATCTTAGACATAAGAGCGACGATTGTTTTGGGCACCCGTTGCTCTGGTGTAAGTTGTTTACCGATAGACAACATTTTATTTCCTCCACCACATCATGCTAGTCCACCAACTTGGTTTTGGTTGTGACCCTTGCACTGTTTCAATTTTACTTTCGGGCACCTGCCCGAACTTCATTTCTACCTGCCGTATGTCTGGGCGGCGTCCACGTCCACCCACTGGCAGTTTCAAGATAGTTATGCGGTTAGCCACCGATGAAGGTGTACGCTTTAAGACCCTTGCGATTTCTTTCGTGGGAGTGATAGCCTCACGCATCAACACTAATTCTGCGTCATCTGCTGGAGTCCAGTCTTTGTATGTACGTTTAGTCATTTGCATATCTCCTATTTTTTATCTGCTGCAAACATGTGGTTGTTATCCATAGCCCATGCGGTGAACTTCTTGTTCTTCATCACCATAGTACGCTTTGAATACTTGGGGGCACGCACGCCATTGGCGAACATACCTTGAGCTTCGGTGTCGAGACGCGGCATGTAATCCATCCACGCATCCAGCCAGTCCTGCTCCAAAGATGCTAACGTACGGTACACAACCATACATACAGCGGCGGCGCTGTCGGGCACCTTGGCGGTCTTTGGATCATCTTTGATAGACTGCAACGACGGTAGTTGATCCGACATCTTCACGAACGCCATCAAGTCCATTGCACCACGATCACCGATAGTACCCATCAGGGCGGCGGTTAGCGTTGTATCGTTGAACAAGTGCCGTTGGTGTAGGATGTCAGACGCAGAGTGCAGTGACCTCGGGGTCACAAAGGCCGCTCTTTGTTGCTTGGGGTGGAAGATGTACGGGTTCTCGTCGGGGTCTTTGACATCCTCGAACGATGCAAACAGATGCGGATTATCTTTACACCAGCCAAGCAAGCTGTGGTCGATACCAGCATTGATGCCCCATTCGATCCACTCCAAGTTGGTAGACTTGCGTATCTGTACGACGGTCATGCGGTTACGTGCGTGAGGTGGTAGCATGTCACCCACACCTTCTGAACCTTTGTTCGTCGTTGCATACACGATGCTGTCAGGGTGCAATGTGTAGCTACCAATCTTGCGCTCCAAGATCAAACGTAGCAGGGCCAGCTTGACAGATGGATTAGCTTTGCCGAACTCGTCGATCATAATGATGACAGGCCCGTCCGTGTGCAGACCCAGTTCCTCGTTGGTGACATAGCGAACAAACTTGCTGTTCCCGTCAACTTCCATAATCATTGGGATCATAATGTCACCAAGGTCGAGGCTTGTGCAGTCTACATAGAACGTCCTATGTGTTGGCTTTAGCTTGCCCAACTCGGGCAGTGTTGATGATTTGCCGTTGCCTAGATCACCTTGAAATAGAACAGTACGTTGGTGGCCGATAGCCGCGACAAGAGTAACACCCTCGTCTAGGCTCAGTGCGTACATTTGATGTGCTTGGTTCATAGTCTATACTCCTGTTGTTCGGGCAACTGCCCGAAAGTTAATATCCAAAACCGTGGACAATATATAGTATTAGAAAAGGTAGGACCATGATACACACGGCCCCAATGAAATCTCGGATAGTACCTTTCACTTACATATCCAGACTTGGTAGTGAGGCGATTGCCTTCGTGAGTTTGTTGCGTGTCTCTTCACGGAACGTGGGTGATTTCTTGAACTGATCTACGTTAGTCCCATGCAGTGCTTCTTCCAACTGACGGCGCATCGCTTCCATCTGGCTATCACCTGTCACGTTACACGTACCCAACATCTCGGTCAGTTCGACAGCGCGACCAAACACAGTATTGTGCAAGCGGTTGCCCTTACCCTCGTCATTGACATCAAGCTGTCGGACAAGTTTAGTCAGGTTGTCGTGCAGTCTATGCCATATGCTGTCCATCGCACCTTTGAGCCGCAGTTGGTGGTTGTTTGCAGAGTTGGTGCGAACCGATTCCATAGCCTCGTGCGGTAGGTCGAGCCGCCAATCACCTGTGTTGCCGCCATCAGGTAACTCGTCATACGCTAGACGGAACGCAAACTTCTGCCTTACTTGGTCTAGCGTGGGATACTCGTTGGGTCTCCACAGGCTACCGATCTTGGCTTGCGCACCTGCAATTAGGAATGGATACACCTGCAAGAACGTATCGACTAGATCATTGAACGTCTGTTGGCGCGAGGTCATTTCTTG